GATAGCACTATGGGTGAAGGATTTAGTTGGGCGAATGCCCCTTGGTTCAGTGCTGAAGGTCTCCTTGACATTGGAGAACTTCACAACACAGTTCAATCTTTACAGGAAGCATGATGAATAGTTTTGAAGTCACACTTTACTTTATATGCTTTGCTCTTATTGCTGGTGGTGCCTTTGCTATGATGTGGGCTAATATTCAATCTATCAACATAGAGATGAATAAACCTAAACCTAAACCACGTCATCCTGAAGCACCACAGGCAGGTGAGGAGTTAATGTATGTTGATCTTAGTAGAGAACGTCTAGAAGACCTTTACAAACAAGAAAAAAGTTGATATAATACAGAGACCTTAGGGTCTCTTTTTTTATCTTTAAATAAAAACTATTATGACTTACAAAATTTATTCACGGGACGGTTGTCCTTATTGCGTTAAGGTTGAGCAGGTGCTACAGTTAGCAAAGTTGGATTATGAGGTCTACAAACTTACACAAGACTTTTCGAGAGAAGAGTTTTATGAAAAGTTTGGTCAAGGTTCAACTTTCCCTAGAGTAATTCTTGGAGAAGAAGTTCTTGGTGGATGTACTGAAACAGTCAAGTATCTAAGAGAACAGAAACTAGTCTAGGTTCTTGGAAGTATAGTTATGGTAGAAACCCACGACGATGAAAACGACAAACTAAATAATGATGAACCCCATATTAATCGGGGAGTAGAATTGCTACTAAGAAATAGGAGGAAGCAAGAACCACCAAAGACCTTCCAAGTGAAGTTTGGAAAAATGGTTTCCTTCCTCCGAAGAGAAATTGTTTTACACTTTAACTTTTACTTGGATATTAGAAAAAAGTAGGAGAATCGAAATGTTAGCAGTAACTCTCACCATCAGTACACTCATTTCAATAATGTTCTTTTTTGTTGGAGGTGTAGTAGGATGGTTAGCAAAAGATCATTTTTATCAAACTCAATCTGTTTATATGCATCCAGAGATGTTTGATGAAAACGGAAATGTATTACCTGATGAAATTTTAGCAGTACGATTTGAAAACGATTATGAGCCCGACGAAGACAACGAAGACGACTAAGAACGAAGTTCTTCCACAAAACCCGTTTGTATTTGAAGTTCTGGAACTTGCAAGTAAGCAAAGAACTAAAGCAAAAAAAGTAGAAGTTCTACAAGAGTATGAACATAATGCTCTTAAGGCAATTTTCATTTGGAACTTTGATGAGACTGTTGTATCGGTGGTCCCTGAAGGTGAAGTTCCTTATGGAGACATTAGTGACCAATCTGTTTATAGTGGAACCTTGTCAGACAATTTAGAAAAGGAAATGAAAGGTGGTGAGTCTGCCACTGGTCAAGATTTGGATGGTAGAGGTAAAACTTCTCTTCGCAGAGAGTGGCAAAATCTTTATCATTATATAAAAGGTGGTAACGATTCTTTAAACAAGACTCGTAGAGAAATGATGTTTATCAACTTACTGAGGGGACTTCACCCAAAGGAATCTCAGGTCATTTGTTTAGTCAAAGATAAAGGTTTGCAAACTAAATATAAGATAACTAAAGATGTTGTTGAGACCGCCTATCCAGATATCCAATGGGGAGGTCGTGGATGACAGTAGCAGTAGAACAGGAGAAAGAAATGGTTAACGGAGAGGACACCGGAAGCAATATTACTCCCTCCGATTATGGGTGTCAGATTCTGCAAGAGAATACTACCTTAGAAAAGGCAAATGATAAATCTCTCCCCAATGATGCCATACTAATCTGGTATGTTGTTGATGGTGTAGAGATGGTTGATTTGACTAGATGTAAGAAGACATCACAACTTTTTGATATGTATTATGATAAGTATGGTCCTGGTGCAGTTAAAAAGATGGATTTTGGATATGGACAAATGAATCCCAAACTTTGGGGATTTAAACCAAAAAATGATGGAAAGAAAAAATGAGTGATGGTTTTGATGTTAAGGTTGAGATGCCTAGAGAGGACATTGATAAACTTCTGAAGAAGTATAAACATCTAAAGAAATATCAAAAGTCTAATATCTTTGCCGTTAAGACTATGAATGGAACGGAAGATTTAATTAGTAAAATGGTAAGAGAAGTTGAAGATGATCCTATCTGATTTGCGTAACTAAGATGCTATCTACTCAATATAGACTACGACTGGAATTTATTTGTAAAAAAATTGCAAATGGAGAAGAAGTTAAATTAGATGATATGGTATGGGTGCAGAAACTTGCTAAGTCCCATACGCTTGCTAGAGATTGGTTGCAAAAAGCACGTCGTCAGGCTGCTCAAAATATTGAGGAAGGTAGCACAGATGATTTTCTGAATAGGATGGGACTAGGAGACCCCGACCCATCCAATCACAAAAGGGGATTTGATAGTGCGGAAGATATTAAAGACTGGTTCCAGCAGGATAGACCTGACGACTGGAGACAACGTGATTGATTATGTTTGTATCCCGACTTGGGATCCTATCTTTGAATGTATGCGCTATCATTGGGTTCACAAGTCTGAAAAGAATCCTGTGCAATTCGTAAAAAATCTCAACCCAGAACAAAAAGTGCTATGAGTAGTAAGATGATGTTCTTGGTTGACACTGGCGATGGCAGATGTGTCAGTCATGACGGGTATATTCAACTCGGTAGTTTCTCTCACACTGTAGAGAAGCATCTTGAACTATGTCCCCATCAAGAATGGCAAGTAACATACTGGATGCCTGACCCATTTATTATTAGATACCCCCGACCCAATTATCAACATACTATGAAGAAGAACGAAGGTTCTCCTAGAACTGATAATGCTGCTGACAGTAGACCTAGAGACTTCCCAGACCAAGCAGAAACTAGATTAAACAGAACACTATGAAGATGTGGGAGACAAAATGCGTTGAGTGTGGTAAAATGGTCCCAGCGAACAAAGCACCTCAGATAGGACATCAAGCACCTGATGGTAGTTGGACAAATTCGTTATGTAAACCTTGCTGGATAAAAAAGAACAATGGATAATTTTAATGAACCAGGATCATCGAAAGGAATTGATGATACTTTTAAAAAGTTTGCTGTCGAATGGCAACTAGATAATGTTGTGAGATTACTTGGTGGTAGTCTTGAGCATTCTAATTGCTACGATTATGGTGATGAAAATGCTCAATATGAAAAGTATGTAATCAAATTTAACCGCAAATCTAGGGAGACTGATTAATGCGAGCAGTAATTTATTCCAATGGAAATCAAGAATGTCAGCGTATGACACATCTTTTACAGAGTCTTGGTGAAGAATTTCATCAGTATGAATTAGATAAAGACTTTACTACTTCACAGTTCTCTGCTGAGTTTGGTTCAGATGCAGAGTTCCCTCAGGTAGCTATTGGGTATAAACATATTGGCAGTATAAAAGAAACACTTCAGTACCTTAAAACAAAAGAAGTTCTATGAATGATATTTCTAAAGATGCTAAACGTAGGAGAGCACTCAATCTCTTCATTGAAAGTGTTATCAAACCTGACCATGAATTGAGAGGTGATGCTCATAATCAGGAGTGTTATCCTGAACTAATGGAAGTTAGGGAGGAGATTCTAGGATACCTTAGAAAGCGGTAACATATGTCACAAGACGTTTGTTAATATAAATAATGTATGGTATAATTACCATACGTTCATCTCACTTTAGGGTGAGACGCAAGTAAGTCGCGGAACGGATCGTTCATCCGTCTGAAGACGGACGCAAACGACTAAAGGAACGGACCTAAAAATCCAATTACTTTAGGAGTAACAACATGAACACACTTAATCTAATCCGAAAGCAGATCAATAAGGCATCTGCGTTACACAACGCACAGATTAACCACACCTCATATCGTGGTGTAGATTATGATACACGTTGTGTAGAATCGAAGGAGACTCACGGTACATTCTGCTATCGTGGACAAGTATACGCTAAGTGATTTATTAACTTACATTACAGAGAGGGCTACAAACCCTCTCTTTTTTTGTATTTACTTATCAAATTAACAAATGTTAGTGAATAAACACAAAGCAGTCTAAATACTAATAGAACAGAGGTGCTTATGATATGAAATTTACTATATCATTTTTTCAAAAGTAAATATTCGTATAATGAGGGATATTATGCACAATCTCATTTCCTACAATCAGTTAGCAGGTTGGAAACAAAGCGTAGAACGACTGACTCATACCTTAAATCGTTCGATAGAAGAATCCGATCTTTTAAATGATTATTATAGTTGTCTTATAGACTGTGATGATAAACAATCGATATGTAAAAGAATCTGTAGGAGGATTTTAGTAAATTAAACGTTTCGCGGGGTTGCTACCCCGCTTTTTTTGTGCTATAATACCTTTGAGTATGTGCTTCCTATGGACAAAGAAAAACTCAAACTGATTGTGAGTAATCTAAAATCTCTTGTAGAAAACCTAGAGTCTGAAATGTATTCAGATGTAGATGCATATGCTACAACTCAAGAGAATTTTGACGACCCTGCATCTTACTACCTACCCATTTCAGATTACGACGAAGTTTATGAGGAAATAGATGGATAAGATAGATACACAAGGAATGAGTTTACCTAGTGATGGTAAACCAAAATCAAAGAGAATATATCCACCATTGGTTATACCAAAACGAAATGTCTTTACTGATTTAGAAAGACAAGAACTAAAAGACATTATTAACGAGACACTAGATGAAAGAGAACAGCGTAAATCTAATTAGCGTAACTCCTGATGCGGAGAAGCACATGGCATACTGTGCCAGGGTGAGTAATCCAAACAACCAGGACAATGAGAAGTTCTCTGGACTGCTTAAGTATTGTGTGAAGCATCAGCACTGGAGCATCTTTGAGCAGGCATATATGACGTTAGAGTTGAATACTACAAGGGGTATCGCAGCTCAAGTGCTTCGTCACCGCTCATTTACATATCAGGAATTTTCACAACGTTATGCTGATTCTTCCTTACTCGCGAAGACGATCCCTCTACCTGAACTACGCAGACAAGACACCAAGAATCGTCAGAACTCTATTGATGACATTGACTCGTTTACGCGGGAGAAGTTTCGGATGAAGATGCAAAAACTCTTTGCAGAATCTATGGATCTATATCAAGAAATGCTTGATGCTGGGATTGCAAAGGAGTGTTCGCGTTTTGTACTCCCTCTCGCCTGTCCCACAAAAATCTACATGACGGGATCAGTTCGTTCATGGATTCATTATATTGATTTGCGTTCTGCAAACGGTACACAGAAGGAACATATGGACCTTGCATTAGGTGCGAAAGAAATCTTCTGTGAACAATTCCCTGCCGTTGCTGAAGCAATGGAATGGGTTTCATAAATATTCATACTAATACTTGAGGTTTATGCCAAAATATCCTGTTATTAATTTAGAGACGAAAGAGCAAAAAGAACTTAGTATGACGATGAGTGAGTATCAAGAATGGAGAAAAGATAATCCAGAATGGGACAAAGATTGGATGGCAGGTGTTGCCGCTTGTGGTGAGGTTGGAGAGGTTTACGACAAACTCAAAAAATCTCACCCTGGTTGGAACGATGTCTTGCGAAGAGCATCGAAGATGCCCGGTTCCAATGTCCGTCCTATCTAATTCTTTTTATGCCTGCTAAAAGATCAAAGTCACCCGTTCCTTTTGGTACAAGTAATCGAACAATGAAAAGAAAGAAACCGATCAATTCTGATCTAATGAAACAAGTTGAAACTCTTACAGAGAATCAACAAGAACTTTTTCGTTGCTATAAAAATGATCAGAACATTGTCGCATATGGATGTGCAGGCACAGGTAAAACATTTATTACCTTGTATAATGCACTAAAAGATGTATCTGATATGAAATCGCCTTACGAAAAGATTTACATCGTAAGGTCTCTTGTAGCTACCAGAGAAATTGGTTTTCTTCCTGGAGACCATGAAGATAAATCTTCTCTGTATCAAATACCATATAAAAATATGGTCAAGTACATGTATGAACTGCCTACAGAATCTGATTTTGAGATGCTGTATGGTAATTTAAAAGCGCAAGGAACTATTAGTTTTTGGTCCACCTCCTTTATAAGAGGAACTACTTTAGATAATGCTATTATCATCGTTGATGAATTCCAAAACTTGAATTTTCATGAACTTGATAGTATAATCACAAGAGTTGGTGAGAATTCAAAAATCATGTTCTGTGGTGATGCAACTCAAACCGACCTTACAAAACAGAATGAGAGGAATGGTATTGCAGACTTTATGAGAGTCTTACGTATCATGCCTTCCGTTGATATCATTGAATTTGGCGTTGATGATATCGTTCGTTCTGGTCTGTGTAAAGAATATTTGTTAGCAAAAATGGAAATGAATTTATGAAGTTTGCTCATTGTAATTACCTAGGTGATATTGAACTAAACAAAAAAGAAACTAACGGCATCCGTCTCTACAATCTACCTAGTGGAGATTGGGTGCCTTCTATTACATCCGTAACATCGTTCTACAATCGACAAATTTTTGTTGATTGGAGGAAAAGAGTTGGTATTGAAGAAGCAAATCGTATTACAAATAGAGCAGCAAAGAGAGGCACAGACTTTCATGAAGTAGCACAAGACTATCTACTTAATAAAGAGTTAAACTGGGACAATTATCGTCCCTTATCTAAGTTTATGTTTCATCATTTGAAACCAGAACTTGATAAGATAAATAACATACATGCTATTGAACGCACCCTTTATTCTGAGTACCTTGGATTAGCAGGGAGAGTTGACTGCATAGCAGAGTATGAAGGAGAACTGGCGGTAATAGATTTTAAGACATCTGAAAAGATTAAACCTGAGAAGTGGATTGAAAACTACTTCGTTCAGGAGATGTTCTATGCATCTGCTTATTATGAGATGACTGGTATTCCGGTCAAGAAACTTATCACTCTGATGGTTACACCTGGAGGAGAGATAAAGGTATTTGACAAAAGGAACAAGTCCGATTATATTAAATTGTTAGTTCGTTACATTAAAGAATTTGTATCTCACAATACTAGGACACCGAATGCAGAATGAACTAGAAAAAGTTTTAGAAAATAAATTCTTCTGCCCATCAAAATTTACACAAGAAATTGAAACACTTGTGCAGAAAAACTCAAGCATGAGTTACATCGATGCTATCGTTCACTTCTGTGAGCAGAATAGTATTGATGTTGAATCAGTTCCTAAACTGATTACGAAACCACTAAAAGAAAAGATTAAGTACGAAGCAATGGAGTTAAACTTTTTAAAAAGGACCTCCAGAGCAAAATTGCCCCTTTAATCCAAAAAAGGGCGCAAAAATATCCCACAAAAAATTTGCCCTATTAGGTTTTTTTAATGATGCCTTATGATGCTTATCGATGCTACTTGTCGTTAAAAAACCATTTCACCAAAGAGAAATACGATTATCACAAATATCGCGGTAAGAGTCGTGCCTCTCTTCAATCTTTTTATAAGAGGAAAGATCGTTTCTGGTTTGAAAAACTAGCAAGGAACAAATCTGATAAAGAAGTTGAAGAATTCTTTGTATCTAACAGTACTAGGAGACAGGATGGAGAATGAACTAGAAAAGGTATTGAAGAGTAAGTTCTTCTCCTCTGCAGGTTTTGCACAAGAAATTGAAACCTTAGTGCAGTTAAATGAAA